ATGCTGGCCGAGGGGACTCCCCCAGGCTCCTACTTCCACGTCGCCAAGGCCGTCGGCGACGGCTTCCACAACGAGGTCTGGCGGGAGAACCTGCTGCCGGGTCCCTGGTACTTCTTCACCGGGGCCAGCACCAACCGCAAGCACCGCAGGCGCGGCGACCTCGTGGCCGTGCGGGCCATCGTCCTCGATGACGTGACCGCCGACGGTGTCGGCAAGGGCGGCGGCAAGATCAAGGCCACCCCGACGTGGAAGCTGGAGACCAGCGAGGGCAACTTCCAGTGGGGGTACCTGCTGAAGACCTGGGATGCAGACATCCCCAAGGCCGACGCTCTCTTCAAGGCGCTGGTCGACGCCGGGCTGCAGGACAAGGGGGTGAACACCGCCTGCCGCCTGTTCCGCATCCCGGGCAGCGTCAACCTGAAGCCGGGCCGCAACGGCTGGCAGGCCAAGCTGGTCGAGTGCGATGACTCCATCGTTTACACGCTGGGCACCCTGGCGAAAGCCCTGGGCGTCAAGCCCGGCAAGCCCATCGAGGCGAAGGTCGACTCGGGCGAGCGCCCCGGCGCTGGCAGGCCAGACCCCTTCCTCGACTGGCTCCAGGCCGAGGGTCACTGGACCGACACCGCAACCGGCGGCTGGCACCTGATCGTCTGCCCCTTCGCCGACGAGCATACCGACGAGCGGATCGACGCCAAGTACCTGCCGTCGTTCGCCAGCATGGACGGCAAGCACAAGGTCGAGTGCCACCACGCCCACGGCGAGCCCAAGCCTGCCTACTTCACGAGGTTCCATGAATGGGCCACGGCCGAAGGGGCACCGACCGGCACCACCGACCCGACCAAGCTCCGCGAGATGTTCGCCGCCATCCGCACCGAGCCCGTGCAGCCCAGGGTTGCAGCCACCACCGGCACCTACGACACCTTCAAGCCGCTGATCGCCGACCTCGGCTCCATCCCCAAGTCCTGCTTCCCCCACTGCGCCAAGGGTGCCAAGGACGCGCCCAAGCCTGTGCAGCCCTGCGTCGTCCACAACGTCGAGGCCGGGCTGGCCCACCTGGGCGTGGGGGTGCGACTGAACCTGATGACGGCGGGCGTCAGCTACACCCTGCCCGAGCGGATCGACCGCCGCCGCTTCGGGGTGAAGACCCAGCGGGAGGTGGACGAGATGATCAACCTGTCGCTGAAGGCCATCTTCAACGAGGCAGGCATCGCCAACGAGCAGAAGCTGGACGGCCTGCTGGCCGGGCTCGCCAACGCCAGCTACTGGCACCCGGCCAAGGACTGGATCGAGTCGGAACCTTGGGACGGCCAGGACCGCTTTGAGGACCTCTGCAAGTCGGTGACAGCCCAAGACCCCGACCTCTTCAAGATGTACTTTCGTCGCTGGGCATTACAAGGCGTCGAGGCGGCCTGCGGCTGGGAGGTCAGGCGCAAGCAGCAGAAGAGCCTGTGCCTCGTCCTGGCTGGAGCCCAGGGCATCGGCAAGAGCCGCTGGCTCGCCAGCCTCGTGCCCGAGGATTACTTCGTCGGCGGCAAGCACCTGTCGCTCGACTCCTACTCGGCCCGCGATTCCAAGCATGAGGCGCTGCAGGGCATGGTGGTCGAGCTTGGCGAGCTTGACACCACCTTCGGCAAGTCGGCGACCGGGAGCCTCAAGGCATTCATCAGCGAGCCCACCGATGTCTACCGGCTCCCCTACGCCCCGAGCCAGTTGACCCGGCCGCGCTGCACGTCCTTCGCCGCCACCGTCAACGACGACAAGTTCCTGCAGGACGACACCGGCTCCCGGCGCTTCGCCGTCGCCTGGGTCGACCGCTGCGATGTCGACCACGCGACCGACCTCCAGCAGTTCTGGGCGCAGATGCACCATGACTGGAAGCAGGGCGGCGAGGTCGGCCGCTACTGGCTGGAGGGCGACGAGGAGAAGAGGCAGGCTACAAGCAACGCCCGGTTCCAGGCCGTCGATGCCGTCGATGAGATGGTCCGCATGGAGGTCGAGCGCCGCCAGGACCATGACGCCCACGGCTGCGAGTGCAGCCTCAACGCGACGGCCGTCGGGATGCTGGTCGGGCTGAAGGTCGAGGAGAAGGGGATGCCCCGGCGGGTCAGGGCCGCCTGCCGCAGGGTCCTGGGCGAGGAGTCGAACTACCGGACCCGTGGCGGCACCGCCGAGAGTTGGGTCTTCTGGCTGACGGGCACCGAGGCCAAGCAACTGGGGGTCAAGGTCCTGCGGCCGAGCAAGGCATGAGCGAGGCGAGCCTGGAGCGGGCCGCCTGCCGGTACGCCAAGAAGCGCGGGGTCCGCAACGTCAAGCTCCAGGGCGGGGTGGTCGGCGAGCCCGACCGGCTCTTCCTGCTGCCCCTGGGCCGCTGCTGGCTGGTGGAGTTTAAACAGCCAGGGGGCCGGGTCAGCCCCAGGCAGAAGATCGTTCACGCCGAGTACGAGGCCATCGGCCACCGGGTCAGCGTGATGGTGGACATCGTCGGCTTCCGGGTGGCGCTTGACAGTAAGCTCCAGGCTACAGTAGACTAGAGGCTCGCCACCACCCGAAACCCTCATGCAATACGATCCCCTCCCGTTCCAAGAGAAGGCCATCGCCAAGGTCTGCGCCAACCAGGGCTTCGCCCTGCTGCTCGACCCGGGCATGGGCAAGACGGCCATCACCCTGGCGTCGATCTGCGTGATGCAGCACCACAAGGCCATCGAGGCCGCCCTGGTGATCGTGCCCCTGCGGCCGCTGCACCTGACGTGGCCCGCCGAGGTCGCCAAGTGGGACCAGTTCAAGCACCTCAAGGTCTCGATCATCCACGGCACGCCGACCCAGCGCATCGACGCCATCGCCGCCAAGGCCGACGTGTACCTGATCAACCCCGAGAACACGGCATGGCTGATGGCCCACCTCTACGGCTCGCTCGACCGCTTCGGCAGCAAGCCCGGCCTGCTGGTGGTCGATGAGTCGACCCGCTACAAGAACGCCCAGTCGGTGCGCTTCAAGGCGCTGAAGACCCTGCTGCCGCTGATCCCCCGCCGCGTCATCCTGACCGGCACGCCGTCGCCGCAGGGCATCGAGGACCTGTTCGCCCAGATGCAGATCGTGGACGACGGCAAGCGCCTGGGCCGCTTCGTCACCCACTTCCGCAAGCTGTTCATGTACTCGACCCCGCTGCGTGTCGGCGGCGGCCGCACCATCGATGAGTGGCACGTCCGCCCGGGTGGCGAGCGGATGGTGGCCGACGCCATCGCCGATGTCAGCCTGCGGCTCCAGGCCGAGGACTACCTGACGATGCCCGGCGTCACCTACAACATCATCCCGGTGGCGATGCCTGCCGACGCCCGCCGCACCTACAACCAGCTTGCCGATGACCTCGTCGCCAAGACCAAGGAGGGCGTGACCCTGACGGCCGTCACCGCCGCCGCCGCAGTGATGAAGCTTCGCCAGATCACCAACGGCTGGGCGTACCACGAGGGCGGCAGCGCCAAGGTCCACGAGGCCAAGCTCGACGCCCTGGCGGAACTGGTCGAGGAGCAGTCGGGCTCGCCCCTGCTGGTGGCCGTCGCCTTCGTCCACGAGGTCGAGGCGATCCGCGAGGCGCTGAAGGCGGTGCTGCCCAAGGGCACCAAGGTCCCGTACCTGGGCGGCGGCGTCACCCGCCTGGAGGCCGACCGGGTCATGGCCGCCTGGAACAACGGCGAGCTTCCGGTCCTCCTGGCCCACCCGACCTCGGTGGCCCACGGCCTGAACCTGCAGTCGGGCGGGCACGCCGTCTGCTGGTTTGGCCTGACGTGGAACCTTGAGGAGCATATCCAGTTCAACGCCCGGGTGTACCGCCAGGGTCAAACCAAGCCTGTGGTGATACATTACCTGACTGCGAAGGACACGGTGGACGAGAGCATCGCCAAGGCGCTCGCCACCAAGGCCGACGTGCAAGCCTCCATCCTCAACCGCCTCAAAGGAAAGTGACATGAGAAAGCCCAAGGCCACGGCCGACCGCCCGAAGGAAAGCCGCCTCGTGGAGATCAAGCTCCCCCGGGAGATGCCCGGCGGCAAGAAGACCACCGCCCACCCGCTGATCTGGCTGATGAAGGAGAAGATGGGCGACCGCAACAAGTCCGACCTCGCCCGTGCTTGCGGCGACAAGGGCGTGGCACCACAATCCCTCTACAAGTGGGAGCGGCTCTGCCGCGCCGACCGCAACTTCCCCCTGCCGATCCTGCGGGCCAAGCAGATCGCCGACTTCTTCGGCGTGAAGCCCAGCCTGCTTCGTCCCGACATCTTTGGAGCCCAGTGATGCCCTCCCGTCCCGAATACGACATCCACTTCGATGAAGCCGAGGCCAACATGGTCCTCCAGGGGCTGGGCGAACTGCCCACCAAGGTGGCCTACAACCTCGTCACCCGGGTGGCGCAGGTCATCGCCACCACCAACAAGGCGTGGCAGGACACCCAGCAGCCCGCTGGCCTGGAGGGCACCCCGCCCACCAGCCTGATGTCCGGTCTGCAGGCGCTGCCCGACCCGACCGTCCAGTGATCCCTTGAGGTCAGCCCAGGCACCTCTTTAAGCCTGGGTATGTTTAAACCGGAGCGCCACGCCATGAACAAACTTCTCACCGCCCTTGCCCTTGCGCTGGGGGTCCTCGCAGGACCCGCCAGCGCCGTCGTCGTCTGCGACAACTGCACCTACCTCACGGGGCAGGTTGCGACCAACCTGGGGACGCATGACCCGGCCACGTTCGACAACAGCACCTTCGGCAATGCCACCACCGGCCAGAACGGCAACTTCAGCAACTGGTGGGTCTTCAGCATCCAGCCTGCGGGTGACGCCACGCTCGACATGATCTTCCTGCCCATCAGGAACATCAGCAACTTCGCCGTCAGCCTGTTCGACGTGTCGGCCTCGGTATGCGGTGGCGCGGGCGCTGCCTGCACGTCGCTGACCACCGGCTCGCTGCTGGCGACCGGCACCACGGGTCCCAACTATGTGTCGCTGCTCGACACGCTGCCGCTCGCGGCCGGGACCTACGCCTTCGACGTGACCGGCACGATCAGCGGCCTCGCCGCAGGCCAGCCCGCCTCCTACGTCGGCAACCTGCAGACGGTCGGAGCCGTGCCCGAGCCCGAGACCTACGCCCTCCTGGCCGGTGGCCTGGGCATGGTCGGCTTCATGGCCCGCCGCCGCAAGCCGCAAGCCTGAACCCCTCAACCACAAGGAGCTAGACCCATGAAGAAACTTCTCTCCGCTCTCGCCCTGGCCCTCGCGGCTGGGGGAGCGAGCGCGGTCACCATCGTCTTCCCGCACGAGTTCAGCGGGGGCGTCGACTGCCAGAACCCCGTCAGCGGCTGCTCGGTCCTCACGGCCACGAGCATCGCTGGCGGGGTTCACATGAACTTCGTCGGCACGATGTCCCCGGGCGAGTTCATCACCGGCCTGTACGGCAACTTCGCTGGAGCCCCGAGCTTCCCGACCGTGGCGAACCTGACCGGCAACACCGAGACCATCAACGGGGGCTTCAGCTTCGCCAAGGATTCGTTCAAGGCCGACGGCGACGGGTTCTTCGACTGGAACCTCGATCTGTTCTCGGGCGGGCCGTCCAAGCGGTTCGACGGGACCGACCACCTGTCGTGGGACTTCATGGGCGTGACGCTGCCCGACCTGAACAGCCTGTCGGTCAACGGCCCCGAGGGCAAGACCGGCTTCCTGTTCGCCACCCACGGCCAGGGGCTGGTCGGCGGCAGCGGCTGGTTCAACGGCCAGCTTGGTGTCGGCAGCGAGCCGTTCACCACCCCGGTCCCCGAGCCCGAGACCTACGCCCTGATGATGGCCGGGATCGGCATGGTCGGGTGGGTCAGCAAGCGGCGCAAGAAGGCCGCCAAGTAACCCCGGGCTACCCAGCCCAGGGCGCCGACGGGCGGCCGTGTCGTATAGGGGAGGTGGGTGTAAACGCCCGGCTCGTCCCGGCTCCGCAGGAGCCGCAGCCGGGCGGCCGCCCTGGCCGCCGCGACCTCGGGGTCGAGCGGCGGCCCGGCCTTGAAGAAGTCGACCGGCGGCTTGACCGGCTTGGGCACCGGCTTGGGGTCGGGCTCCTTGGAGCCTGCAGCCTTCTCCCGCTCGTCGTTGGTTCTGGTGAAGATGTCGGCCATGTCAAGCTCCGGTGCAGCCCACGCCCATGCCCATGACGAAGGTCGGGTTGAGCCATGTCAGGATACACATGCTGCGGGTGGGGATGGTGATGACGGTGATGGCGGCGGTGTTGCCCGACAGGCAGATCGTGATGCCCGAGGCTGTAAGGGTCTTGTTCGACCCCGAGGTGTTGGTGACGTAGCAGACCGCACCCTGGGTGCCACTGACCACCGTCATGTTGGCAGTCATGACGACGAACTGGTCGATGTAGTTGCCACCGGCATCGCCGATGCTGACGGCCCCCGTCAGGCTGCTGAGTGTTCTGGTGTTCCAGGCGATGGGCCGACCACCCAGGC